ATACTACACTATGCACCGTATAACAGTATAAAAAATCTACCTAGTAAATTAAAAGCAATTGTATCAGAACGATTGACTGCACCAGAGCATGAAATTATTAAGAACTTCTTAAACTTAGACTGTGCAGATGAAAACTTAATACAAGACTTCATACAAAAAACAGATGAGTTGGATCAATTTAGAGAGCAAAACTTTGAAGTAACATTTGGCCACTGGGGAACTCTTGTAATGGAATATAGAAATGAATAAACTTACTGCTGAACAGATTAGTGCTTATAACAGCAAAAGACAAGCCTTTGACCAGAATAGAACTATAAACACTATTAGTCCTTGCATTGCTCCGTATAACAATATGTATTTTACCACAGAAGGTAACGTTGCCCCATGCTGGTTGTTAGTTGGCAAGCTAGAAAAGTGGGGGCCAAATAACTCAATCAAAGATATATGGTTTGGAGAAGCGTTTACTTCTTACAGAAATAATCTAAAAGATGGTCTGTTTAACAGCAAGTGTCAGGTCTGCAAGCAAAAGATCGAGGCAGACACGTGGCCACTTGCACTAGCATATGATGGGTTTAGTGTAAAAGAATATCCAACTATGTTAGAACTAGAACTTAGTAATCAATGTAATCTCGAATGTATTATGTGCGAAGGAAGACTAAGCTCGGGCATTAGAAAGAATAGAGATAAATTGCCGCCACTGGCGCAAGTGTATGATGATTCATTTGTTGATCAATTAAAAGAATTTATACCACATTTAGAAGAGTTACGATTCAACGGGGGCGAGCCATTTGCACAAAAAATTGTATACGACATTTGTATGTTAGTTGCAGAAATTAAACCTAGTTTAAGAATTAATATTGCAACCAACGGTACTGTATATAATAAGCAAGTTCGTGCAATACTTGAAAAGTGTAACATTAGCCTTAATATTAGTATTGACAGTTTAGAAAAAGAAAACTATGAAGCTATTCGACTGAACGGCAACTTTGACAACTTAATGGAAAACTTTCAAACATTCAAGAAGTATTGCCATGACAACAATCGTGGCCTTAGTGTTATGGTTAACCCAATGAATAACAACTGGTGGGAAATGCCTAACTTTGTTAAATTTACAACAGAGAACAAAGTACATCTATGGTACAATACTATTCACCATCCTGAACACTTGAGTATTTGGAAGTTACCTAGCAGTGACATTAGTGTTATGTTGCAAACACTTGAACCGCAAGTTGACGAGTTAAAGCCGGCAGATTTTAGCAATCACGTAGCATACGGCAATTGGGAAAAGTTAGATCATTTTGTAAATAAACAATTATCTAACTGGTATAACAAACAACTTATGCGAGAAGATGAAGTGAATAAAAAAGTAATTCAAATCAAAGCAATATGAAGAAATTAATTTTTAACGGTTGCAGTTATACCGCAGGAGATGCACTTGTTTGGGATCAGTTCTGTCCTGAAATATCTTGGACTACATCATTGTGGAAGACTGCACCTAGCGCCGAGCTAGTACAGAAATATGTACAATATAGGACAGAATATCGTCCAAAACACAACTTAGCAGCAATGTGTGCAGCCGCACTAGGTACAGAAAAAATAGACTTGTCAACTGACGGAAATGTTAACAGCAGGATTGCCTTAGAAACAATAAACTACATATTGTCTCTTCGTCCGTCTGCTAGGAAAGAGTATCATGTATGCATCGGTTGGACCGAAACGTCTCGTCGTCTTAAATGGTACCCTAATAAAAATCAGTTTGAATGCATACACGTAGCCCACGCCGAAAATGATGCATATGCACCGTTTAAAAATTATATCAAAGAAGAAATTATACTAAACACTGATGTAGATCATGCAATACATTATCTAAAAGATGTAATGCTGCTTGAAAATTTTTTAAAATGTCAAGGTATGACTTATACTTTTTGGAGGGCGTTAGGCGGCCGTACTTATCTTCCTAAGGGTATAGAGCCTATATTAAAAGTATCTGAGAATATTTCAGATAACGACAACTGGATTAGTTTTAATCAGCAAGATTCATTACGTATAAATGGTACACCGTGGTTAGCCACCTTACGAAAATTTGATGATTTTATATCAGCAGAAAATGGCCATCCTAATATTCAATCAGTTGCGGCACATGCTAACAAAGTATGTGGCCATATTAGTAAGTATAGTTAACGTTTTTTCAATACTACTAAATTATCTTTCCGCTCAACTTCGATCCAATTTAGCGAAATGTAATCTGCAACGTCACTTGACATACTATAGTCATGCACTATAATATGTCCTGTATCATTTAGTTTAGATGTCCATTCTTCTAGATTAAACCTAGTAGGGTGCTTAATTAAACATAAGTCAATGTTAGAAGTTATACTATCAACAAGCGTAACATTAGTATACTTACTAGTATTTTGTTGCCATGCACTCTTGCCGCTTGGGTCTTGCTCAAGCGCAGAGATTATACTGTCTAAGTGACTTGTTGCTGTTGATTCGGGCGCATTAACGCCCCTACATACATCAATTAACTGTTCTTTGATCCATCCAGACATGCTGTCAAAATGTGTTCTTATATCTGTTCCATTAAACGATTCAATACATTTAATATTAATCCGCTTGTTTGCATGAGACATTATGGCAGCATTTCCGCCAAGTAGCGAACCAACTTCTACTACAGTAACACCTGGCGTTAGCTTCTTAGCAACATTTGCAAGAAATAATCTTTCAGAGATTGATATAGATGAAAAACAACTACTTAACGGTAATGCTACTGTCTCCATAGGTTCTTGTTTTATAAAGAATACTTTTCTTGATACAGTCTTTTTAGATTCAGCCCATGTGCCTGTTGTATTGTACACATAATCAAACCCTTCTAAGTCTACCACATCTCTAAATCTGTTTACAAAATTAAAATTTGCATTTATTTTGTAGTTGCCTTCATCGTCAATTTTAAAATATACCGACGAGCTATATGTGTAAGTGTCAGGCACAATTGCAAAAATGAAATCTTTGTGATCTATCTCATCATTAAAATTAATAGTTATTTCATAACCGCCGCGAGTTCGCCATAGCATTCGAAGCAGCCCAAACACTTCATTCATCACACTGTCTGCAAAAGCACCTTGTCCCGACTGTATAATATTATAATTAAAATCTTCGTAAGGTACTTCGTCATTTATAAATTCAGAATCAAATTTTACAGAGAAGTGATCTGTAATCTCTCCCACTGCATGAACGTTAGTTAAAGTGCCGCCGTACTCTTTGCAAATATGTAACCATATGTGCATAAATTTGATTCTCATTTGCCTATGCAATCTAGTGTTCATTAAATCCAAAGTATACCATCCGCCGAGCCATGGAAACTTTCTAGGATTCATATTATATTTTTCTCTATTATCATAGTCAGACCCGAGGTTATCTCCTAAACCTGGTCCGGGACTAACTGCATAAATTCGTGCTCTATGATTCCACAACATATTAAAACTATGTGCAAATGCTTCTATGTCTTCACCCGGAGCGCCGATAACCCAGCAAGCAGATACTTTCATTCCCACTTTGTGAGAATCTATAATATTTTGATTAATTTCTGCAACAGTATTCTTTTTGTTAATTGCTTTGAGTACTTTGTCGCTGCCAGTTTCTATACCGTAGTTAAACCCCTGGCATCCTGCATCTGCAATTGCTTGATAGAAATCTAAATCCATTCTGCCGTCACATCGTGCGTATCCCCACCAATTAATGTTTAACTTTCTGGCAATGATTTCTTCACAGAATTTTCTAAACTCTTTTAAATTACCATTCATTAAGCTGTCAACAAATGACACAAACGAAATTCCGTACTTATTAACTTGGTACTCTAACTCATCAACAATAGTTGTTGCACCTCTATCTCTGAATTTCCAGTAGTATACTTCTGTACAATAACTGCACTTAGCAATACACCCTCTGCTAATTTCTGCACAAATAGAACCCTTGCCCCAATACTTGTTGAGATCAAAATCAGAATAATCAGGATATGGTAAGCTATCAATATCAATGCGTGTATCGCTGTATAAACTACCGATTGCACTAATTTTCGGTTTAACTCCAACTTCCCAGTTGTTTAGAAAATCTAAAATATTTTGTTCGCTCTCGCCAACAAAGTAATAATCTACACCGTGTGGTTTCTTAAAATGTTTCTCGTGGCATTGCGGCCCTCCGATTACAATAGTAACATCAGGGCGAACTTTTCTGATCTCGCCGATCATCCATTTAGTAGCTAGTTCGTTAGTATAATACATACTAAACCCAACAATGTCAGTATTGTCCTCAAGGATAGTTTTTAAGTATGTTTGTAGTATAGGCTCGTAAGTTGGATGGATCCTAGTATAATATTCAGGGTCAGTCCACCACCAATAGTTCGCACCGTTCCATGCATCTGCTAACTCTGGATTTGCTTCTTTTAAAGCATAATGAGATTCAACATTGAAGTCTCGTACTACAGTTGAGTATCCTGCTTCTCTAGTTAGTGCAGACAATCTTGCAATATTATACGGTGGCATGTATATTGCCCAGCTGCCTAATACATACAAGCTAAATGTGGTCTTGCGAGTTGCAGTAAACAACTCAACTGATTTAACATTTAATCTAGGCTTTCGAATAGCATCTGCGTTTTTTGGAAAGAGATTTTCTGCAATCCATGTGTCTTTGTCCATTGCCATTATTATTTCCTATTGCCGAACAAGATGTAATCTTCCTTAGTGTAGCCTTCCATAACTTCACTTCCACTACTGCTATTCGGCGCACTCGTGTTGTTATCTAATCCTCCACGGATAGGAACAATAGCCCATGTACAATAATCTGTAAAATGAGGCAATGCTTTTAATTCTTCTTCAAGACTTAATGTTTGTTCTCTGTCAGCCGGTGTCATCATAAACTTAACTTCTAAATGACCAAGGCCGCCATGCTCTGCTTTTTCTTTTGCAACAGCTTCTACTACCTTAACAAACTTTGCACGATCGTAGAAAGCAAAATGCACACTAAGATTTAAGTCACCGTAGTGTATAATCTCTTGATAGTAGTCTGGCTTGCGACTACCGTTACTGTGCAAACTAACATGATGTCCACATGCATTTAAGTAACGCAACCAATCTAAGAAGTCTTTGTTAGCAGTTGGTTCTCCACCACTGATAATAAAATTAACGCTTTCACCTTTTGTAAAATTAGTTTCAATAAGATGTGTTGCTCGCATTAAATCTTCTAGTGGCTTATGCGGATCTGTATTATTATGAATCCAGGGCCAACAGTACGAACAGTCGTAATTACAACGTCGTCCAATTTCCCAGTACACTTGTTTTTGTGTACTTGCATGTGTTCGTTCCATTGCAACGAATTCTACTTGTGAATCATTCCTAAGTTCATGTTGCGCTGGTAAATTTTGCCCTCTACGTAGCAAAGGTTTAAATTCAATCTTTTGAGTTTTTGGAATAAACAAATCTGCACCACATGAACAGACATTTCTTTTACAATCTATCCAATCTTCTGGAACTGTAAAATTGTCCCAAACACTGCCCAATTTGCCACCAACCCTACAACTAGCAGTCCAAACTCCGCCGTCCATGTCAATGTATAAACTGTCAACACCTGCGCCGCATTTCCAATTTGGCAAGTAATTTAATTTAGCTCCGACAAGCTCATCGGTACTCCAATCACGCCATTCGCCATTTTCTGCATACGTTCGTATTGGTTTTCCGGAAGTTATTTCTTTGTTTTTGCTCATGGAGTATTTATTTGTAGCATTTTAGGTGCCAAAAGAACTTGACAACAGTACCAATTGAATATATAATATACATATTGTTTAACGCAACTGGAGCAAAAATTGGCTACTAAACTCAAAAAAGAATCTATCGCAATCCGTGAAAAAGCAAAACGTGATTACAGCCCAAGTTGGGTTGGCTGCGAAGCTTGGGATGAAAGCAAGTTCCTGCGTTATTTCCATTCTGCCATGCAATACTACCGCATGGAATCCAGCGGCAAAGAACTTAAATCAAAAGTAATTGACTGGATGGGCAAAAATGGTTACGACAAAAAGACCATTGCCGCTTTTAAGAAAACTAAAGACAACCGTTGCGGCATGACAGTGGGCTCAATTGCTGCCTGCTTGCTCAAAGGTATGCAAAGTACTCGTCCTGATTTTAACAAGGGCCGTGACACCAATGCGTGGCTCGCTGAAGAAATTGCAAAGATCATTGACGAAGGTAAAAACGACATTGATGAAGAAGCAGTTGCGGCGGCACAGTCAGATAAGCCAGCAGTTTACACTCCTACTATTCAAGAACGTACACGTGACGCCGCAATGGCAATGACTGAAGAAATTGAAAATGCTTACGAGAACTTTCAAGAAGATCCTGAAAACTTTGATCCAAAAGCATTCAAGGTGCTTAACTTGTTGAAGAGCCAACAAGCTAAAGCAGGTCATGCACGTATCATTCGCGACTTCTATGCTAAGAACTTAGCAGAACTCGAAGAGCTTGCTAGCGGCAATGGTGACGAGCAACTCAAAGAGGGGTACAAGCACCGTAGCCGTAAGCAGATTAAGAACTTCATCCAGTTTCTGACTGAAGTGCAAAATGCTTGCAATATGCTAATGCAAGAAGCCAAAGTTAACAAGAAGCCTCGTAAAACTAAAGCAGTTAGCAAGGATAACCTTGTTGCCAAGCTCAAGTTCAAGAAGACTGACGAACCGCTGAAACTTGTCAGCGTTAACCCAGTTGACATTATTGGCGCTCAGGAACTGTGGGTGTTTAACAGTAAAACACGCAAACTTGGCAAATATGTAGCCGAAGAGTTTAAAGAATTGGGTGTTAAGGGCACTACAATTACAGGTTTTAGTGAAATGAAATCTGTGCAAAAGACCCTGCGTAAGCCTGTAGAACAGCTTGCGGCATTCAAAGCGGCTGGCAAAGTAGCTCTGCGTAAGTTCTTAGAGGACATTAACGCTGTAGATACTAAAATGAATGGTCGTTTAAACGAAGAAACTCTGCTTCTAAAAGTAGCGTAACACTACATAGGGCTATGGATAAATACTCTAAAGAGAGTATTTCCATGGCCTTAAACATTTTCGAACCATTAAAATTTAGCACCCAAGGTATTAACGACCTTGCAACACAAGAGACCTTAATTGTTAGCAACGGTAAAATCACCGTTGACACAGTTGAAGCTAAGAAAGCAGTTTCATTTGCTGGTAATAGCTTTGCTGATGTAGAAGGCAAAGGGGTTCAGTGGACAGACGGACGCAAAACTAAAACTCTAACACTTAAGAAATCTGCTCTGTATGCTAACATGAGCTTGAATCTTGAGACAGAACAACAGTACATGATTGACAATGTATCTGTGTTAAGTTTTACAGATTTAGGGCCTACTGTTACAAAGAGTAATTTACGCTCAGTCGGCACTCTTCGCAACTTAACAGTATCAGGCAATGCATCCTTTGGTGAGTTTGCGTACCTTATTGATGATTTAAATCGAATTGGTATTAACACAGAACAGCCGGGTGCGGCAATCGGCATTCGAGAAAACGGTACCGAGTTAGTACTAGGTGCTATTAAGAACGGCGTAGGTGTTGTAGGAACTGTAGATAATACTAACTTCGAAATTGTTACGGACAATACTACTAGAGTTACAGTTAGTAACAACGGTGACGTTCGTGTACATGGTAAATTGTATGCTGAAGAAGTTCTTACACAACGTTCAAGCCCGATGGTGTTTAAGGAATCAGAAACTAGTTCACTATACGGCAAAGGTATTTTATGGGCGGGACTTACTGGAACAACACGTCAGTTAGTATATCAAGCACAACCAGATAGAATATGGTCAACAGAAACGCTTGACTTAGCGGAATCGAAGTACTATGCTATTAACAAAATTTCTGTATTGTCGCAGTCTACACTAGGCGATACAGTTACAGAAAGTAGCTTACAAAAATTAGGTCTTCTAAGAGAATTGCAAGTAATGGGCGATGCAGCCGTTACTAGAACACTATCAACTTCAAGAGTTGAAATTGGTAGATTTGCAATTGGCGAAAATCGTTTAGAAGCACGTGACAACTTTTCACTTGTTAGAAATGGACTTACTGAGCTAGATGTAAGTGCTAACATTGTAATCGGCAATACTGAAAATCAAAACAGAGTAGTGTCAGTATACGGCCAATTAGCAGTAGGCGTGGCAGTTCCAGCAGACGGAATAGCACTAACAGTATCTGGACCAGTTAGCTTTGATAACAAGAAGTTTAATACCGGATTAGGAGCACCAACAAGCGGCTCATATAACAAGGGCGACATTGTTTGGAATACTGATCCAAAAGCAACCGACTATATTGGTTGGGTATGTGTAGTACCTGGAACACCCGGCTCATGGTTGCCATTTGGCGCTATTGCTAGCCGATAATGTTGACATACAGTAGTAATACTGTATAATTACTATACAGCGGCCTTTCACGTACATTCAACCCGCTATATAAATTCTGCATGTCGTCAAACTTGCTACCTTACAAAGGAGACTAGAGATGGCAAATCTTCAACCCGTACTATACAAGTACACCTCAACAAAAGAATACCACGATGCATTCCCGTGTGCATATAGACAGTGGCGTTCAGATTCACACTGTAACTTAATCCACGGTTACAGTTTTTCTATGAAGTTCTACTTTGGAACTAACGATCTAGACGCACGTAATTGGGCAGCTGATTACGGTGGACTCAAAGAACTTAAAAAGACATTAGAAGATCAATTTGACCATACGCTAATTGTTGCACAGGACGATCCAGAAATGGAAATGTTCAAAATGCTACAAGAAAAAAATATGGCAAAAGTTGTAGTCTTACCTGCACTTGGCTGCGAAGCACTAAGCGACATGCTCTACAAATATGTTAATGGTGTTTACATTCCAGAGATGTGGGGTCCAGGTGAAGCGGCTAGACTTTGGTGCTACCGAGTAGAAGTCCGTGAAACCCAAAGTAACATGGCGTTCCGTGAAGGACACCGCGAATGGAATGAAGACTTATTTGCATAATCAAATAAGTTGACAGTTTATGGACATAGTGTTATAATATGCTATGTCCATTTTTATTGAAAGAAACAGATGACTACCCAACATTACCAGCGATTAGAAGCTGGACCAATGGATGAGATTGATGCAGCTATTTGGAGCGGCGATATGTTCCATAATCGAGCTAATATTACTGCCTTCCGTGATATGATGGCACGATGGGAACGTGGGTTGCAATCATGCGAAGACATTCTTAGTGAGGTACCAGAGCATGATTAAACGTATTGGCTTTGCCTGCAAATGGATCGATCGCCCCGATCAAGTCGACGGCATTGATAAGAAAGATGATGCTAAACAATACAATACTGGTAGCACAACTGTTGCCTGGCTTCGTCGCCAAAGTGAACAAGTAGCCGAGGAAAAACTTTGGGACTTGATGAAGGGCAACATTGAGTCTACACGTAAACTAGTAGAAAGAGTAGGTAAATTAGATGAACACCACCGAATGGTCCGGCTTAGCAGTGATATACTTCCTGTTTATACTCAGCGAGATTACGCTTATTTTTGGCGCTTGGCGGATGTCCGTGCTTATATGGAAAAGGAATTCGCAAGGGTCGGCGATCTTGCAAGAAGTTCTAATGTTAGGCTTAGTATGCATCCTGGCCAGTTCACTGTACTTGCTAGCGAAAACCCTGGTATTGTTGACCGCAGTATAGAGGAATTTGAATATCATGCAGACATGGTTCGATATATGGGTTTCGGCAAACAGTTTCAGGACTTCAAGATCAACGTCCACATCTCCGGTAAACTCGGACCCGAAGGTATTAGAGCAGCCTATAAACGACTCTCACCCGAAGCAAGAAATTGCATCACAATCGAAAACGAAGAAAACGCCTGGGGATTAAATGACTGCTTGGATTTATGTGATATCTTACCTATTGTGTTGGACATACATCATCACTGGATTCGAGAAGGAGAATACATTGACCCTAAGGACCCGCGTGTACTACGTGTTGTTGAGTCTTGGCGTGGTGTTCGTCCCACTCTTCATTATTCAGTTAGCCGTGAAGATTATCTGTTAGACCATAATACTAACGTAATGCCGGACTATAAAACTCTACTAGAATCTGGATACAAAAAACAAAAGCTCAGGGCACATTCAGATTTCTATTGGAATACAACAGCAAACGAATGGGCTCTGAGCTTCTTAGATACACACGATATTATGTGCGAGTCTAAGGGTAAGAACTTGGCTAGCTTTGCATTAGGTAAGCTAGCAAAAGATCTTACTTTGATTTAGGCGCTTTTGGCTTTTTAGGGGCTGCTGGCTTTTTAGGTGCAGCAGCCTTTTTAACGGCTGTCTTTTTAGCTGCCTTTGGCTTTGCAGTTATAGCAGCTACTGGAGCTACTTCTGCAACCACAGCCGGTGCTGCTTCTACAACCGGAGCAACAGGTGCTACTGGTGCTGTTTCTACTACTGGCGTTTCAACCTTGTACGGTGCCGGGGTTTGTACTTCTGGCTTTTTGCCTGTGAAGAATTCTGCGATTTTTTTGAACATGTGATGTTCCTCCTTAGGTTTTATTTATAATCTGCTAATATCAAGATCACTACTAACAGGCAGATCCCAAATAGTGCGGCGTTCTGCACCTTTCTTTTGAGCAAATCGTTTAGCATCACAATTAGGGCAACAATGAAAATAATTGTTGTTTAGTCGCTTAGGACTAATCTTATCTTTGGGTCGTTGGAAACCTTCGCCACAGTTATCGCAACGGAATATTGCGTAGGTGCGAGTGCGGATATACTGATGCTCTTTGCCTAGTTTACTAATTCTAGTGTGAGTTATTGTTTCGACAGATGTTGTAATGAACATAACGTATTTACATTATGGTTATAAAACTAAAAGGTAAATATTGATATGATAACAATTTCCGACTCAGCAAAGCTAAAAATACTAGATATTCTAGCAGAAGAAAATAATCCCAATGTTGCATTACGAACCTTTGTACAAGGCGGAGGATGCTCGGGATTTAGTTATGGATTCTCACTAGAAGAAGAACATAACGAAGACGACTTTGAGTTTCCGGTAGGTAACTACAAGGTTCTAGTAGATGCAATGAGTATGCAGTACCTGCAAGGTGCTGAAATCGACTACAAAGACGAACTAATGGGTGCGTCTTTTACAATTAAAAATCCAAATGCAACAACAACCTGTGGTTGCGGATCAAGTTTCGGGGTATAAAAAAATGGCAAGACAAAACGTAGATATTGGTGTACAAGGTAACGACGGCACCGGCGATAGTATTCGCGAAGCATTTAGAAAAGTTAATGAAAATTTCCGTGATTTATATGCAGTGTTCGGTACTGGAGATTTAATTAAATCTACTAACCTAGACGACTTTCCAAGTGCATATGATGCAAACCAAGTATTCATTGTTAACGGGCTAGGTGATGCTGTCCTAGCAAAAACACTAGTTGGCGAAGACGGTGTTAGTATTGATAACAGTGACCCTAATGAGTTGGTTATCAGAGCAACAGGCGCACAATTACAAGGCGATTCAACTCCTGCAATGGCAGGTCCGTTAAATGCCAATACCTTACCTATCGGTAATGCAGGCGACCCCACCGAACTTAACGTTGCGTTTTTTAACACAGTGCATGGTACAACTATTACGGCAGACGACATTGTCATTAGCAAGGGATATGCAGATCGCAGATACTTAAGACAGCCGGGAACATCAGGTGGTTCAACTGACGGACAAATTCGTCTTCGTCCTGAACCTGCTGATCAAAGCGAATATACACTCACCATTGAATCATACGAAAACGGTAACATCTATATCGAAAGTCACGGCTTCGACGGAGCGTCAGACGGTATTGCGTTTAAATATTACTCAACAGGTGCTGTGCCAATTGGTTTAACATCTGGTGCAACTTATTACCTAAAATATATTGATGCAAATGAACTTAGTATTCACCCGACATTTCCAGATGCCAAAGATGGCACTAATAAGATTACAATCCCGGGCGGTGCAGGAACCGGCGTTCAAACATTAGTAGATGCGTTTCTTGACACTACGTTAGCCGGAAACTTTTTAAGTAATGAAGCAATTCCTCGTGAATCTGCTGTTCGTCGTCAAGGCGATGTGTTAGAAGGTCCTATATATCTTAGCGATCATCCATTCCCATTAAATATCAATCCTGTGCCGGTAATTCCAGGCGCTGACGAAGATTTCCAAGCAGCTACAAAATTCTATGTAGACAATAATAGCTTTGCTAGTAACATTAACTTGTTTGTATCTACAAGCGGCGATGACTTGCAAACAGGCGTTCCTGCTGGCAAGGAAGGTCGAGCATTTGCATATGCATACTCAACAGTAGGTGCTGCATGTGCCAAGGCAGTTGAATTAATCGATCTTGCTAATAACGAGCCAGGTCCGTATAGACAGAAGATTGCATATACAGTGGGCGGAGTTACTGAGTTTAGCCAGGTCCAAACTACAGGAATTTCTGGAGGTACTGGTTACATTGCAGTTGAAACATTACTAAATCTTAACAGGGATTACATTCGTGCAGAAGTTATCGGATACATAAACGATACATACCCAAACTTAGACTATAACGAAGAATTATGCTCACGTGATGTTGGCCTTATTTTAGATGCTATTATTATTGACACATTAGTAGAAGGCAATTGGCAAAGTGTTAACGCAGGGCGTTCGTATTTTAAGAATGCCAGCGCAAGATTAGCTAGCGGTGCGCAGCAATTAGAAACTGTCGCAGGTATTGCATACGCTAAATCATTGGCCAACTATGTTCTATTAAAACAAGACCCTCCTGCAAGTTATCAATCAGTTTACAGTAGACAAACAGATCCTATTAGTACCAACTCTACACAACGTGGTGTAGTTGCTGATAGTTTTGATATTGTAGTTGATATTATTCAAAACGGAACTAGTGCTGCTCCTACAATTGACTATGGTACAGGATACGTTTCGTTTACCGTAAACAACGGCGGAGCAACACACGTTGATCAAGGTAACCCTACTAACATTGACATCATTCCAGGAAAGTTAGTCAAAGGTATTAAGTCTGGTGCTGTAGGTAGAATTTTAGCATACACTAGTGGCGCAACTGAGGACACAATTGATTGCCAGTTGTTAACTCCAACTAACTTCCAACTAACGGAAGAAGTTGAATTTGCAGAAGCAAACAAAGATTTACAAATTACAGTTAGAATCGAAAGCGGTATCTACTACGAAGACTTACCAATTAAGGTTCCTGCAAACGTTTCATTAAAAGGTGATGAGTTCCGTAGAACAATTATTCGACCAAGAAATCGTGTAAGTCAAAGTCAGTGGGTACAAACATATTTCTACAGAGATACTGAATTTGACGGACTATCTCTTGCACCTAGCTACAATCCATATGCTGTTGAACTATTAGTTGCTAACAGAGAATTCTTAAGACGTGAATTAATTGCGTGGATTGCAGCACAAGTCAGCGGAAATATTGCGCCGTTTACTACATCGTTTACATACAACGCAAGCAAGTGTAGTCGTGACGTTGGACTTATTGTTGATGCAGTAATTCAAGATATTAAGTACGGCGGTAATGCCGGAACGTATGATGCATCGGCATTATACTATAATGGTGCTGTTTCTAAAATTACAGGTCAAGAATCTCAGACAGCCGCTGCTATTACCCAGCTAAAAACTATTGTTGTTAACTACATTTTAACAAACACAGCATACGCATCATTGCAGTCAGTGATTGTCCAGACAACTACTGCAACTAACGGTGAGTCAGCTGCAATTACCAAAGTTAATACATTGATGACTAGCATTGCTTCAGTCATCAATACCGGACTAAGTGCATTGCCTGTGTCGTATGAGAATCCGTTATATGGATATCATTACCTACAGGACCCGTCAAGAGTATATGACGTAGGTCCTAGTTATTCAAATTCAGGTAGCTATATTAATGCTGCAAAACTTTTAGACATCAACAAACTGTTTATCCAAACGGAAGTTATTGAATTTGTTGATGCAACATATCCGTCATTAACATATGACAGTAGTGTGTGGTTTAGAGATGTAGGTTATGTTGTTGATGCGATTGTTGCCGATTTAAAAGAAGGCGGCAAAGTCAATATAGTAGACGCTACTGCTAGATACTACAATAATAATACAGTGTATGCACAAGAAAGTGAAACTATTGCGGCTATCAATTATATCAACACTATTGCACAGGACATTATTTTAAACGATGCCCCAACTACTGTGCGAGGAACTGTTGCACAAGTAATTAATACAAACCTTGTAAGAGAAACAGGAACTGGTGCAATTATTACTAATTTGATTAGCTCAGTGGTATATGCATTTGATGCTGACTATAACCCGCCTAAGAACAACGCAGATCTTGATATGTTCCTAATGAACGATGCTGTTAAAATACACAACATCACAGGTCAAGGGCATGGCGGATTTATGTGCGTACTTGACCCAGAAGGTGCAATTGGTTCTAAGAGTCCGTATATACAAAGTTGTGCAAGTTTCTCAAGAAGTATAAATGCACAAACTTTTGCCGGCGGTATGTTTATCGACGGTTTCTCTGGAAGACTAGCAGCTAAGATTACTAATACTAGCGGATCAACATTAACGTTGTCTGGATTAACTTTTAGACAACCCGTTGCACCAACTGCATTCTATTACAACGGCGAGCGCTATCAAGTAGATAACGTTAGCTCATGGAATGCAATTTCTGGAATTGCAACTGTTGACATAAACCCTGTTACACCTTGGACTAGTGGTAACTTAAATATTATCCTTGAGACTCCAGGTAATCGTTCAATGCTAGGTAACGATTACACACAAGTTAACGATTTAGGCTACGGTGTAGTTGCACACAATACCGGTGTAACAGAACAAGTTTCGACATTTACATACTATTGCCATACTGCATATCTTGCTAGTTATGGAGGACAGATTAGAGGTGTTGCAGGTTCGAATGCTCAAGGTAACTATGGTCTAAAAGCTGTAGGTGCTGATCCAACAGAAGTTCCGGATCAGGTATCGTTAACGAACGATATGACACAAGTTGCAAAAATTTACCGCTTTGGTGAATACAGCGATTCGTCTGCAGAAGCTGATATTGATTTATACATTAAGCGATATGCATATATCCCAGCTAGTGTAAGTGAGATTGAAGTCGATCACTTAAACGGTACTATTAGTCGTTATGAATTACGTTCTGTTTTAAGAACAGGAATTACACAAAGTAACTATACTTACAAAATTACTGATGTAACTAATGCGTCAACTGCTGTTGTTACTGTTAACGGAACATTGCCATTAACTATCACTGGCATCACTAGAGCAAGCCCAGCAGTGGTTACTGTTACTGGCTCGCATGGAATGGACGACGGAACATTTGTAACTATTACAGGTGTTGTAGGCATGGTAGAAATTAATAACGGAAGTTATTATATCAAGTCTACAGGTGCAAGTACATTTGAATTGTACACTGACGATACTCTAATTCCGGAAGTTGACAGCACTACTTGGACTACCTGGGCATCGGGTGGTACTGTTGAGAGCCCTATTAAGTTCTACTCAGGTGATAGAGTATACATTACCGGAGTCGGCGGAACTACAGAGTTGAACGGTAACAAGTATTATGCTAACGTACTAACATCAAGTACATTTGAATTGTTCAGCGATGCACTATTAACAACACCTGTTAACTCTTCAGGTTACGGTGTGTTTACTACTGGTGGATCAGTTGCTGAACAATTCACTTATGCAATCAATGCTATTACAAAAGCAAATCCAGCACAGGTTACATTTACTGAAGACCATCATTACAATGACGGTGATCTAATTGATATTACTGGCGTTACTGGTATGGTAGAAGTCGGTGACTTGTATTACGTACGAGCAAACGGATCCAATACTGTTCAATTGTACAGTGATCCTACACTAGTTACTCCTATTGACAGCACTGCGTTTACTACCTACACAGGTAGCGGTACAGCAAGTGGTGGCCAGGAAGTGTTGTTACTAACTGTAAACACTAGTTCAAACGACAACAGAGAATCAAACGGTTTCACTACACAGTTAAGTGATCACATGAACATTGCAATTCGTGGATTACAAAACTTCCGATTTGATAGTGTTTTTGACGTTAACCCAACTCGTCCAAGTACTGCGTTAGAATTTGATGATACGCTTCCTGATGTATACCGAGTAATTGCATACGGTACAACATTGGCTGACGGATCACCGTTGCCTGAAAATGAAGCTATGTTATCATCAGATACTAGTTTCGGTTACATCAAGCCTACCACTGCACACACTCTGCTTTCAACCGTAGATCCAGAGAACCCTGCAAAAAC